CCCCGTCAGCGTGATTTTTTTGTGCCTGCGATTTAGTGGACTAAGCTTTACCATTGCTTAGCTCATTACAAGCGGTCAAAAAGTACAAATTATTTTCAATGGTCGAGAGTGCGAGGAATACAACACCGCAAGGGAATAACTCCGCTCGATGCTTTACGAGTTTTGAGCTCTCGATCGCCCAATTATTGGGATTTCCATCAAAAGGAATAAAGCGATGACTACTCAAGTTCAATTCTCAACATTCAATTTCAAGCATTCCCCAGTTCGTACAATCACAGATCCAAAAGGCGAAATCTGGTTTTGCGGTACAGATGTTTGCAACATTCTCGGTTACGTTAATCCTCGTGATGCTATTTCAAAACACTGTAAAGCAGGGGGAGTAGCAAAACGCGACACCCCTACCACAAGCGGAAATCAAGAGATCACATTCATCAACGAACCAAACCTTTACCGCTTAATCATCAAATCTCGCAAACCTGAAGCAGAACGATTTGAAGCGTGGGTCTTTGAAGAAGTCCTCCCTCAAATTCGCAAAACAGGTAGCTATTCGCAAAACGTGGAAGAAATCAGACCGCTTGTCGAGCAACCCGAATTACTGAGCTTGCTCATTCGCTCGTATCACTTTCTGCACCAAGCTCACGAATTCCGCAATAAAGCGGTACGGACGACGATGGGAGCAGCAATTAACCAACAACTAGGCGGGCATTACCTTTACAACTTCGATATGCCACTTCAACAGCACCTAACAGAAATTAAAGCGTTTATTCACAGTAGCAACGAACGCCTAATGTTTGTGGAAGGAATGTTAGATTTACTTTCTCAACCACAACTTCAGCAGCAACCAAAAACGCAAACATTCAATTTCCTTCACCACAGATAATATTGTTTCATCAACCGCCCTTCGAGGCGGTTTTTTCCTTCTGCAAATTATCAGCGAAATATTACCGCTTGTAGCCCCTGCCTTTTCGTGGAAAAACACTTCACATTCTGAACACATTGAAGCCTTTTTCAAAAATTGGAATCATCATTGCTAATTTCTTAACCTTTCCTCAAAGGACTCCATTATGTCTAAAAAATCAAAATGGGTGGTGGTCGCTACTGAAGGTGCAACCACAGACGGTCGTGCCATTGAACGCCGTTGGATTGAAGAAGCGGCAGCAAGCTACGACCCCAAAAATACCTACGGTGCACGCCTGAATTTAGATCACATTAAATTTACCCTCTATATGCCAGAAATGGCGAATTCACACTGTTTTGGCGATGTGCTAGCACTTAAAGCAGAAGAACGTGAAGATGGCAAATTGCAGTTGCTGGCACAAATCCAACCGACCGATGCTTTAATTGAACTCAACAAGAAAGGGCAAAAGGTTTACACATCCGTAGAAATTGACACCAATTTTGCAGATACAGGGAAAGCCTATCTCGTTGGTTTAGCCGTAACGGATAACCCCGCAAGCCTTGGCACGGAAATGTTGGCGTTTTCACATAATGGCTTAAGCAATCGCAAGTTAAAACCTGAAAATTTGTTCACTGCTGCAGTGGAAACCGAATTTGAGTTTGAAGAAGAGCGTGAAAGCGTGTTAGCGAAAATCAAACAGCTTTTCAGCAAAAAGGCAAAAAATGATGATGAGCGTTTTGCCGACCACGCCCAATCTATTGAATTATTAGCAGAGCAAATTGCAAATCAGCAAACAGAAATGACCGCTTTAACCGAGCAAGTGGAAGCATTAACGGTAGAGAATACCGAGTTGAAAGCGAAATTTGCTGAGTTTGAACAAAAACCTGCAGCCAATTACACCCCACGCCCGATTGTGGCGGGAGAACAACCACAAACAGATGGTCGCTTTTTCTAATCTTACAAGGAACACCTATGAACAACCCAAACACACGCAATAAATTTGCCCAATATATCGCAGGCGTTGCAGCCGATAACCATGCAGAAGTCGAATTTGTCGCCAAAGGCGGGCAATTCACCGTAGAACCTACTATTCAACAAAAATTAGAAAATGCGGTGCTTGAAAATTCCGATTTCCTCAAACGCATTAACATTGTGATGGTGGAAGAAATGAAAGGCTCAACATTGCGTTTAGGTGTGTTAAGCCCCGTGGCAAGCCGTACCGATACCAACATCAAAGCCCGTGAAACGGCTGATATTCACAGCTTGCAAGAAAATCTTTATTCGTGCGAACAAACTAACTTCGACACCCATTTGAACTATGCCACTTTAGACAGCTGGGCAAAATTCCCTGATTTTGGTGCACGCGTGGGCAAATTGAAAGCAGAACGCATCGCACTTGATCGCATTATGATTGGTTGGAACGGCATTAAAGTTGCCACCACCACCGACCGCAATCAAAACCCACTCTTACAAGATGTGAACAAAGGCTGGTTAGTACAAATTGAAGAAAAAGCCCAAGCACGTGTATTAAAAGAAGTGGAAAAAGGCTCTGGCAAAATCGAAGTGGGTGCAGGTAAAACCTATAAAAACCTTGATGCTTTGGTGTTTGCCTTAAAAGAAGATTTCATCCCTTCACAATATCGCGATGATACCAAACTCGTTGCGATTATGGGCAGCGATTTATTAGCGGATAAATACTTCCCACTCATCAACCAAGAAAAACCGACGGAAATTTTAGCAGGTGATACCGTGATCAGCCAAAAACGCGTGGGCGGTTTACAGGCGGTAAGCGTGCCATACTTCCCGAAAGGCACGGTGTTAGTCACTTCACTCGACAACCTCTCTATTTACGTGCAAGAAGGCAAAGTGCGTCGTCATATCAAAGACACGCCAGAGCGCAACCGAGTAGAAGACTATTTGTCTTCAAATGAGGCTTATGTAGTGGAGAACTACGAAGCGGTCGCAGTAGCGAAAAATATTACCGTGCTTGAAGCACCTGCAACATTAACCGCTTAATTATGCGACCAACAAAACGCCATTTTTTAGAAACCACTGCCGCACTTGCTCACGCGGCAGAAGATGAAGATTTGAGCGATTTCTCTGAGTACGACAAAATGTGTCGCTTGCTGGCACGCCATCGTAAAGACCTGAAATTGATTCAATCAACGGAACGCAAGGCAACATTCAAGCGGAACATCTTGCCGGATTACTTGCCTTGGCTAGAAGGGGCGTTATCGGCTGGCACGGGCAAGCAAGACAACGTCTTAATGACTTGGTGCGTCTGGGCTATTGACTGTGGCGAATATCACCTTGCTTTGCAAATTGCCGATTATGCCATCTTCCATGATTTACGCCTGCCTGAGCCGTTCACTCGAACGCTTGGCACAATGATTGTTGAAGAATTTGCCGACCGTGCGAAAGCAGCAATGGCAGCTAATCAGCCGTTTGAAGTGGCTTATTTAGAGCAAGTGCAACGGCTCACGGAAGGCTTGGATATGCCTGATGAAAGCCGTGCCAGATTATTACGTGAATTAGGTTTATTGCTTGCCCCAAAACAGCCTGAACTCGCCTTAACTTATCTTGAACGTTCGTTAAGCCTGAATCAAGCGATTGGGGTGAAAGGCGAAATCAAAAAGTTACGCAAACAATTAAACCAACCCGATGATAACGGGTAAACCGAGCAAACCACGCAGCCGACGGGCGGATAGGTAAGCGGTGCAAATTCTCTCCTTTTTTACACCGCTTTCACCTATCCCCACCCGTCATTTTTTTAGGAAAAATGTATGTCTAATGCGGTTCTTACTTTCAATTTTCCTCACGATGCTGAACAAGGTAGCTACACCACACCCATTGAGCCGAAAGATACGCTCATCGAAAACGCCCCTTTCTTTCCCGATATTTCACTCACTGAGTTTAGAAATCAAATGCGACTTGATGGCACCGTCACCAATGATCGCCTGAAAGAGAGCGTGATTGAGGCGATGATTGCGGTCAATGAAGAATTGCAAGAATGGCAAGCGAACCAAACCGGCCACACTCAACTGGAAGCGTTGCCCGCAATGGCGATTCAGGGAGAAAGCGTGTTGGTGTATCGCTACAAACGGGCAGTGTTTTGTTTAGCCTTAGCCAATTTATATGAACGCTATCTTGCCTACGACAGCAGCAAAGAGGGCGAGAAAAAGGCGGATTTACTCAAAGCTAGCGTGGACGAATTGAGACGTGATGCCAGATTTGCCATCAGCGATTTACTCAAACGACACCGTGTCGATGCGGAGCTGATTTGATGCGTACCTTAATTGCACAAGAGGGCGACACCTTAGACCGCCTAATCTATCGCTACTATGGTGAAACGGCAGGTTTAGTAGAGCACGCCTTAACACTCAACCCACAACTGGCAAACACGCCCATTTTACCAATGGGGCTAATCGTCAACATGCCAGAACAAACCGCAAGCGTAGTTGTAAAAGACACGCTGCAACTGTGGAGCTAATAACAATGAACAAACACGAAGTGATGTCATATTTGGGGGCTATCGTGACAGTATTGGGAGGATTAACCCTCAATGATTGGGGCGTCATTATGGGGATTATTTTTGGCTTGTTTACTATAGTGATGAACTGGTATTACAAGCAAAAAGATTACGAACTGAGAAAACAAGCCTTAGAAAACGAACGCTTAAACAAGGAACACCAAAATGAACAAACTCACTAAATTCGGCTGCTCCGTTACGGTGGTGATCGGCATTGTGTTGGCAAAATATGGCAGCACGATTCGCACCTCGGAGCAAGGTTTATTGTTGATCGGCAATGCAGAAGGTTGCCAACAACAACCCTACCAATGCCCAGCAGATGTATTAACCGTCGGGATTGGCTCAACACAAGCAGTCGAAAAAATTCAGCCAAAGAAAATTTACAGCCTAGAAGAAATCGCACGCCTTTATGCCAAAGGCATTGAGCAAGCAGAGCAATGTGTGAACCGCTATGCCAACGGGCAAAAAATGCCACAAGGGGCGTTTGATGCCCTCACTTCCATTACGTTTAACGTGGGGTGTGGCAAGCTCAAAGACAGCGCTTTGTTTAAACTGGCTCGCACGGGCTACACGCCTAAAATGTGCGATCAATTCGAGCGTTGGATTTATGCAGGCGGTAAACCGCTGAAAGGGTTACAAATTCGCAGAGCGAAGGAGAAAGCACTATGTTTAACTTCTTAACGACAAAAGAGCGTTGGATTTTGTTGGTCGGTCCTGTGATGTTGGTGCTGATTATTCTGTTTCAAAGTTGGCAAGCGAATCACTGGTACGCAGAAATGGTTAAAGAAGAGCAACTCAAAGCCAAATGGCAAAATGCGTATGTTGCCTTAAATGAGAGCGTGCAACAGTTTACCGAACAGCAAGCGGCACTCACGCAAGCAATTCAATCGCTGAAAACCGAACAAACTCAACAAGCAGAGGAATTAAAAAATGCACTGGCAAAAAACAAAAAGTGGGCTGATGGCGTTATCCCTGATGATGTTGCTCGGTTGCTCAACAAAAATCGAGTACCTCAAACCAAAGATACTTTGCCCAAAAGCCGATGAATGCCAAGCCTATGCTCCAACCATTCGCACGCAAGGTGAATTAGCCGAAGCCTATCTGCAGACACAACACCGCTTGAACGCTTGCGTGGTGGAAAAGCAAGCGTTGGAGGATTGTATTCAAACCTTTAATGAGAAAAGCCAATAATGCCCGATATGTTCGACAAGGCTCAAGAGATTGAGCAATTAGAGCGTGATCACGCCTTACGTAAACGACACACCACCCACACGGCAAGCCGACTATTTTGTGAAGATTGCGATGAGCCGATTCCAGAAATGCGTCGCAACAAAATTCCAGGCTGCACCCGTTGTGTCGAGTGCCAAACCATTTACGAAACCAAACAGAAACACTATCGCTGATGATTAAACCTAACCGCTTGCGGGCAATGCTGACCCGCACTTTAAGCTATTTCGCCCAAAATCCCGATGCACTCAATTTACAGTTTGATAACGGCAAAATTAAGGTCACGGGCAATAAATCGTCCTCTTTTGAATATCACTATGATTTGCTGGTATCGGTCAAAGATTTTCCTTTTCATCCTGACGTGCTTTTCGTGTCTGTGATTGATTTTATTCGCACCGAACAACAAGAGTTGCTTTACAACAGCGACAACTGGGGCAAAATCGAATTCGACATCGTGGATAACAACCATAAAACCTACGATATTTACATCAACATTCCGCTCACGGAACGTGTGATCGCCAAAGTCGAAAATGGCGAATACCGCATACAACACGGCAACGAACCACAACTGAACGAATATCAGCCTTTGCCACGTTTCCAAGTTTATCTGCAGGAACAACGGGAAGAAACGGCAGAGCTGATTTTTGATTCAGCTCAACAAGGAACAGCACAGCAAGGAATGGCAAATGAGTGATGAAGTGGCAAAAGTCAAAACCGCCTTTGAGCATCTGCTGAAAAACCTTAGCAAACCTCGCAGACGGCTGCTTTATCAACAGATCGGGCGAGAGCTTGCTAGAAGTCAGCGCAGACGAATCAAAGCACAACAAAACCCCGACGGCACGGCATATGCCCCACGTAAAGCCAAGCACAAAACCAAAGGGCGAGCCAAAACCAAGCAGATGTTCAAAAAGCTCGGTTTACCTGCACACTTAAAATTGCGTTACGAAAATGAAGGCATTTCACTGGGCTTTTACGGGGGTGATGCCACCATTGCCGAAATTCACCAATACGGCTTAATGGGCAAAGTTCGCCCCGAATGGAATTTAAAAGTACCTTACGACAAACGGGAATTGTTAGGCTTTACCGAAGAAGATGCCCAAATGATAGAAGATTTTGTGATTAAGGCGTTATCCGATGAGATTGAGTAGGCATAAAAAAGCGGTCGAATTTGACCGCTTGTTTGCTATGGAGAATTAACTGTTCTTTAAAATAAATTTATCAATGAGAGAAGCTCCAAAAGTAAGAAAGTAAAGAAAAATAAGTACAAAAGGCGAAACAAATAAGGCTACCAATAAGCTTGCACCACCAGAGAACAACAACCAAAAGAAAGTATCTGGCACATCATTTAATAAATAGCAGGCGAATGGGAATATCAATAACCAAGTAAAAACGACCATTTCAAACGCATAATCAATAGGGTTTTTCATTTTTATTTTCCTTATTATTTACTTACAGGATCACTATATGAGTAAAGATTTAAAAATTCAAGTGATTTTATCTGCAATGGATAAGCTCACCGCACCTTTTAAAAATGCCCAGAAAGCTACAAAACAGCTAGCATCAGGCTTAACCGAGCAACGTAACAAAGTACGAGCACTGCAAAAAGCCTTTAATCAAAATGAGGCACAAATTAAAAAGTATGCGAACACGCTCAACCCGCTAAAAGCAAAACTCACGGAAAATACAACCGCTTTGAGCAAAGCCTATGCCGAGCAACGCAGAATGGAGCAAGCCTTAAAAGGGATGAGTAACCCCACAACTGCCTTTACTCAAAAATTAGAGCAAGTCAGAAAAAACGTGGCAAAACTAAAAAATGAGCAGGCCAAAACGGTCGAAAAGCTCAAAAATGCTCGAGCAGAATTTGCAAAAAATGGCATCTCTGCAGGAACAATGGGTGAAAAACAGCGAGAATTAAGCCGTCAGATGAAACAGGCGAATGCAGAAATCGACAAGCAACGAGAAAAACTCGCTAAACTCAATGAGAAAGCCAAAAGTAAACAAGCCTATCAGCAAAAAGTAGATAGTTTGAGAACCAGAGCCGAACAGTATGCCAATATTGGAGGGCGAGCTACAGCCACTTACTCAATGATGAAAGAGAAAGTGGCTCAACCTGTTACCGAGTTTATGTCAGCAGAGCAAGCTGCCACAAATTTAAAAGTGGCGATGATGGGTAAAGGTGGCAAGGTTTCGGAAGATTTTCAGAAAATCAATCATCTTGCAATGCAATTAGGCGATAAGTTACCTGGTACAACGGCAGATTTTCAAAACTTAATGACAATGCTGGTGCGACAAGGGATGAGTGCGCAAACCATCTTGGGCGGAACGGGGGAAGCTGCGGCGTATTTGTCTGTGCAACTGGGCATGGCACCCGAACAAGCGGCAGAATTTGCGGCTAAAATGCAAGATGCCACCCGTGCCACAGAAGCCGATATGATGGGTTTAATGGATATTATCCAGAAAGGCTTTTATGCTGGTGTGGACTCTACCAATATGCTAGAGGCATTTAAAAATCTAGGCTCTGCAATGGACATCATCAAAATCAAAGGGCTAGAGGGGACAAAAGCCCTTGCCCCGTTTGTGGCGATGTTTGACCAAGCTGGCATGGACGGTTCAGCCTCAGGTAATGCGATGCGTAAAGTCTTGCAAAAGGGGATAAATACACAAAAAATTCAGAAGGCTTTGGACGATCTAAAAGGCGACAAAATTCTGCCGAAAAAATTTAACCTAGACTTCACCAACGGCAAAGGTGAGTTCGGCGGCTTCGACAATATGTTTAAGCAGTTAGATAAACTCAAAACCTTAAACACCGAAGCCCGATTAGCCGTGATCAAAGAGATTTTTGGTGATGATGCCGAAGTCAATCAAGTGCTTTCAACCATGATTGAAAAAGGCAAAGCAGGCTATGAAGAATTTGCAGAAAAAATGGAAAAGCAAGCCGATTTGCGGAAACGAGTGTATGAGCAACTAGGCACACTTACCAATATTTGGGAAAGCACGACGGGAACCTTCACCAATCTACTTGTAGAAATTGGTGCAACCGTTGCACCGCAGTTAAAAGAAATGGCAAATTGGCTGGGGGAAGTTGCAGAAAAAACCAAAGCCTGGGTAAAAGAAAATCCAGAATTGACGGGCTGGTTGATGAAACTTGCCGTGATTTTAACAGGCATTGTTGGAGCAACTGGTATTGCTGCTTCTACATTTAGTTTTCTGTTATATCCGATTGGTAGATTGCTATTATTGTTTAAAGATTTAGGAGGTGTTTTAAACTTCGGTGGTGTGCTACTTTTCGGAAAAAAATTAGAAGATGGAACACGTTCTGTTGGATTACTATCTAAAGCGGGCGGATTATTAAAAACAGTTTGGAAAAATATCCCAACCGTTTTCAATGCAGTCAAAAATGTATTGTCTAGCACATTTAGCATGTTATTCAGCTTGGGGAAAAACGCCATCGGAGGGATGATTTCTTTTGTTGTACAAATGAGCCGAGCCTTCCTCTCAGCAATTCCGAGTATCCTCTCGTTCTCCGCAGCCTTAATGACCAACCCACTTACTTGGATTGTACTGGGTATTGTTGCGGTGATTGCTGCCATTGTGCTTTTAATCAAAAACTGGGATACCGTCAAAGCTGCCTTTTTGAAAGGGTGTGAGCTTATCGGTCAATGGTTCAGCGATTTATGGACGAAGATCAAGGCTATTTGGAATAATGTGCCACAATGGTTCGTGAACCTCTGGGGAAATATCAAAGACGTATTTTCTGGATTTACTGATTTTGTGGTGCTGAAATTTGAGGGGCTAAAAAATTCTTTGTTAGGTATTTGGGATGACATCGGTGGAGCGATTAATAATGCCATTTTGGGCGTGAAATCTTTTCTAGGCTTGGGCGATAGTGTTGATCAAACCACGAAAAAACTACAAACAGCCGAAAATCTTCGCCAAACCGTGCAAGCAATGCCAGAAGTGGTGCAAAATTTACCGACTGTAGGCTTCTCCACAGGTGGCTACACAGGGAACGGCAATAAATTCGCTCCTGCAGGCATTGTCCATCGTGGCGAATATGTAATAACCAAAGAAGCAACTAGTCGCTTAGGCGTTGGTTGGCTAGATCGCCTAAACTACGGTGGCAAACTGGGTGCAACGGCAATGCTTGGTGCATCGGTTGCAGTAGCTCAACCTCTCAAAGTGGATAATCGCCCACCGCTACGTCAACAAGCGGTCGGATTTTCTGCTTCTTCTGCAAACCCTGTTGTGAACATTACCGTTAATGCACAAGCAGGAATGAACGAACAACAACTTGCCCAATATGTGGCACGCGAGGTGGCAAAAGCGATTCAACAAGAACGCTACAGACAGCAAACCCGTGAGCGTTCTAGTTTGTACGATAGAGGTTGATCATTTATTCAGCTTTGCATACAATGCCCTCAATCAACGGAGGGCATTATTATGCAATTAAACCCTAAAATAAAAATAATGTTGGAAGAAAGCGATAAAAAAGGCATTGATGGCACTTCGCTTTTTGAAAACGATACAAAATCTGTTTTGCAATCGTTAGCGATTCAACACTTAGCCGAGAAATTAAATGATCACCCAAAGAAAAATAAAAGACGTCATCATCAGCCACGACTTTTATCTGCTTAGTGAAAAAATCGGTTATACCGCTGATATTATTTTGGATTATCAACAAGAAATCAGCGAATTAGTAGAAGGTTGGAAACAGGCTCAACAAGTCGAAATCTACGATGATAATCGTGATTATGCTTACGGTAGAATTAAAGATACAAACTCAACATACGGCTCATCACCTTTCTATATTGGCGTGTTTCATTCTCGCGTATTACCTGATGATAACGACCCATTACTGGTCTTAACGTTTAGTGATGATGTAATGGTTATCCGAATGTTTGCCGATCACGATGAACTATTCGGCACATTCAGCGACAAGCAGAATAAGAGCAAAATTAAATCCATCAAACAACGCATTTCTAATTGGTTGTTTGATTAAGAAAAGCAAGCCTTGAGCTTGCTTTTTTGTTATCCCCACTTTTACACCCTCCCACACTTTCCCAAATTTTCTCTCTCTTGCACACTATCGCTATTTAATTTGAGCGAGAAAATCAATGAACCGAGAACAAGAAAGACGGCTAGATAACGTGCTACGTTTTGGCAGGATTTTAGAAGTTGATTACCAAAATACCACCGCCCGTGTGCAGTCGGGCAACATTCAGACCGATTTTTTGCCTTGGATTACCCCGCGTGCAGGCGATGTGCGAATTTGGTCGCCCCCGAAAGTAGGCGAACAAGTGCTGGTGCTTGCGGTCAGTGGCGAATTTAACACAGGCGTAATTTTGCCCTCCCTGTTTGCTAGCAACGCTCCGAATGATTCGCCAGATGAGTTTAGCATTCATTTTCCCGATGATGTTGTTTTGAAGTACAACTTTGCAAGCGGTCATTTTTCGCTAACGGGTTTCAAAACGAGTGATATTCAGGCATCAGGCGAAATTAACATCACTTGCCCAACCATGAATATCAACGGTAACCTCAATATTAAAGGCAGCGTTACCTCTACAGGCGATATGGTTGCAGGCGGTATCAGTCAAATCAACCACAAGCACGGCAATGTACAAAGTGGTGTGAGCAAAACAGGAAAACCCGAGTAATGAACCGACAAACAGGCGAAGTATTAACTGATGAAACCGCCCATATCAAGCAATCCATCGCCGATATTCTGCTGACAGCAAAAGGCAGTCGAGTAATGCGGCGTGATTATGGCTCAAACCTCTACCGCTTAATTGACCGCCCGATTTCCTCTGGGCTTTTATTGCAACTTTCTTGTGCGTGCGTAATGGCACTCAAACAGTGGGAGCCACGCATTATAGTGAACCGCTTTTTGATTCGGTTTGATGCCGAAAAATCTCGTTTTTTAGGCACGCTTGAGGCAACGATTAAACGCAGTAATACCAAATTTATTCTGGGAGATTTAGCACTATGAGCGAATTAGTGGATTTATCCAAGCTACCTGCCCCAGATGTGCTTGAAACCTTAGATTATGAAACCCTTTTGGCAGAACGTAAGGCACAATTTATCGCCCGTTACCCCGAATCGGAACAAGCTCAATGGCACGCTAGATTGCAGCTAGAAAGCGAACCGATTGTGAAATTGTTAGAAGAGAACTGCTACTTACAATTGCTTGAACGCCAACGCATTAACAGTGCGGCAAAAGCAACAATGCTTGCGTATGCTACGGGTACGGATTTAGATGTGATTGCGGCAAATGTCAATGTTTCGCGTCAAGTAGTGAGAGAGGCAGATCGTAGTGTATCGCCGGTAATACCAGCTTTAATGGAAGATGACGATTCGTTTCGCTTACGTGCTCAATTAGCTTTTGAGGGAATGTCAGTAGCTGGTCCACGTTCTGCCTATGTGTTTCATGCACTTTCGGCTCATCCGTTAGTGGCTGATGTGTCGGTTATATCGCCTGAGCCTGCTCAAGTGTTGGTCACGATTTTGAGCCGAGAAGGGCAGGGCACAGCAAAAGAAGAAATTTTAAACGCGGTGCGTGCCAAACTGAATGATGAAAACATCCGCCCGATTGGAGATCGTGTGACGGTGCAAAGTGCAGTGATTCAGTCCTATCAAATTCACGCCAAATTGCACCTTTACCGTGGACCAGAATATGAACCGATAAAAGCGGCAGCATTAAAACAACTCACAGCATACGCTGAAGAAAAACGTAGACTGGGGCGAGATATTAGCTTGTCAGGCATTTATGCAGCATTACATTTAGAAGGAGTGCAACGGGTGGAATTACTCCAACCCACGCAAGATTTAGTGCTGCCTAGCTCAAAATCAGGCTATTGCACCAACATTAATTTGGAGATTGTGATTTCGGATGATTACTAGTCCTTTATTACCCGTTGGTGCAACGCATCTGGAAAAACGGGCTGCCGAAGTGTTACAACAAGCGGTTGAAAATCCAATTTTAATTCCGGATTTAATCAATCCAGACCGTTGTCCAGAATCGTTTTTGCCTTATTTAGCGTGGGCGTATTCGGTGGACAAATGGGATGAAGCGTGGACGGAAGAGGTCAAACGTCTCGCGATCAAACAATCCTATTTTATCCATAAACACAAAGGTACCATTGCTGCTGTAAAACGTGTCATTGAGCCTATCGGTTATTTAATTGACCTCAAAGAATGGTTCAATAGTCAACCTCAAGGTAAACCAGGTTCATTTAGCTTAACGGTTGAAGTGCCTGAAAGTGGCTTGACGGAACAAACCTACAATGAATTGGTGCGTTTAATTCAAGATGTGAAACCTGTTTCACGCCATTTAACCACCTTAGCCATCGCCATCTCTCCAACAGGTATATTACATCACCAAATCGGAGTGCATATGGGCGAAATAATGACTATTTACCCACAAGGATAATCTATGGCTTCTCAATATTTTGCTCTTTTAACAGATTACGGCAAGCAAGCCTTCGCCAAAGCATTAAGCAGTCAACAACCTATGCAATTAGCCACTTTTGCTGTGGGGGATGGTAACGGACAAAACGTGACGCCAACAGCCAATCAAACAGCACTTGCTCGTGAAAAATACCGTGCTGCAGTCAGTGCCGTGTCTCTTGACCCTCGCAATAATAAGCAGGTTATTGTAGAACTCACAATGCCTGAAAATGTCGGGGGATTTTATATTCGTGAAATGGGGGTGTTTGATAACCAAAATAAATTGGTGGCTTATGCTAACTGCCCTGAAAGTTTCAAGCCTACGCTTGAAAGTGGCACAGGCAAAGTGCAAGTACTGCGAATGATTTTGCAAGTAGCGTCAAGTGCTGCCGTCGCCTTAAGTGTGGATCACAGCGTGATTTTTGTTACACGTCAACAACATACCCCAAAAACCATTACCGCTACAACAGCGAATGGTTTTGACGAAACAGGTCATACCCACCAAATCGACAAAGCTAGTCTCACTCAACAAGGC